CATCTGCATGTCCTATCATTGCATTACATTTTGTACAGAGAATTCCTCTTACCTTCTGAGTTTCATCATGTTTATGATCGATTGATAATCTTACGACTTTGCCATTAAACATTCTCGATTCAGGTTTGTTGCATATTCCACATTTATTGTTCGCTTGCTCATATAATGCATAAAACTCTTCGGCAGTTAAACCATATTTTTTACCAGGATTTTTTTGCCTATATTTTTTAGTATATTCTTTTTTGCATTCTCTACAAATTATTGCGCCCGTAGTATCGTATATCTTATTTATATTATGAAGTTTACAAGGAATGTCACTATTCATTTCAATTTTTTGTTCTATTCCATTACGTTTATTTTCTTCAATAATAACCATTCTTTTTATATATGCGTCCTGATTTTGTTTCTTATAGCGATCTTGGTTTTCATCTCTCCATCTGCGCGAGCGTTCAGAAGCGCACAACTTACAATTAAATTTGTACTTATTTCCATTTTTACAGGCTTCTCGGTGTTTTTCTATATTATGAATTTTGCAAATACGAATATGATCTTGATATGGGTGAGCCATAAATACCTCGCTAGTATTTTCGCATTGAAGGAACAAAGCCAGTCGCTGCGATAACGACCGTCGGGAGCTACCCTAGGCTTTGTTTATTGATTATATCATATAAAAACAGACGATTCTTGTACAAATATATTACGTATTGCGCCAACCATGACCAATATTTACATCTCCCCAGTTAAATCCTGATAGGCCGTCAGCCCCCAGTATGGACAATTTTTTCATGCTTAAATCGGGAGGTGACTCATACATTAGTTTTCTTTTATAGCTATCAAGTATCTTCTGTGATTCGGGGTTAAACATAATTCCGTACTCACTACACATGTACGCACTTAAGCTGTAGCGTAAAAATTCGATATACGCTAGATCGTAACCCTGATTCGAATTATTAATAAACGTGTAATATGTATAATTAGGGATATTGTCAGGATTAATGAAATTGATGGTATTTACGCCTGTTCCTGCATCCGTGTACAAAATATTGTCACCAGACTGCGCATTAAGCAGCGTTGTAGCAACAGTCAGTGTGGTTGGGCTGGAGGGGTTTGCGTAATAGATAATGCCCTCGATTAATCCTGTAGGCAGCGCACCGGATTCATTAGAAAATATTATTTCATCGCCAACAAACATGTCATTTATAGCGGACGGCAACGTAATAACTAGCGCAAATGGCGTAACGTTGCCGGTTCCTGCAGCATAAGCAACATACGTGCCAGCTAATGCGTTAGTTAGGGTAGTAGCTACATAGAATGTTGCTTGGTTAATAGGCACAGCATAATAAGTGGTAGCTAGCGAAAGTGTAGATGGAATGCTGCCGCCCGTGAACTGCACCTGCTCGCCAAGGCTCATTGGCAACTGAGCGTTAATAACCAAATGACCGCTAGTATTTGTAACGGTAAAAGCACGCGTTATCTGGGCTGCCGAAAATACGGCCTGCTCTCCATTAAGCGTAGTAATGTCGGTCAAGTCAGTTTGCAATGACACGTCCGTAAAGAATGTCTTGACCATCGCTTTTAATCTGTAATTACTATCTGGCTTAAAGTAAAGAGCCAAGTTTCCGCCTTGAAGGGCGCGATTATAATTATAGCTAAACGGTAGAGTTGATATATTATCAACGCGTGCAGAACCATAATAATTGGTCCTAGAAGTTTCAGCCATTGGATATCTAACAACGTCTAAATTAAACGTCATGGACTCCATCAGCGCCACACCCGGTAAAAAGTAATATTCTTGGCTCGGAACGCAATCGAACGTTATATATTGATAATAGGGTATTAAATCGACTTCAATCTGCTTAAAGTTAAGCAAATCATTAAGCATTTGAAGACCGTCGTTTATCTGGTCGCCGGTAGGATATTGTAAATTTCTAGCAACAATCCCTGATAAAAACCAGGAGTTTGTTATCAACTGTTGTGCAGTATACGCCATAACAAACTCCCAATTAAATTACACTAACACAGGGTACGCGCTATTAGCTACGCCAGCCCATTCAATCACAGACACACTAACAGCATCTCCGCTAACACTTACCAAGTAATCAATCTCAGGCTTAGAGGAGCCCACGCCTGCGATCATTTGGATGTATTGGCTTTGAGCAATACCAGCCGAAACACCAATGATTGTTGGTAGATTACCAGTTGCTGATGATCCTGTGGGTCTGAACTGAACCAAATCACCCGCCGCTGCCGGGGTAAAGGTAACTAATATCGTTACAATTACGTTTGGAAGCGTTGTCGTATGAACCGCGCTACTTGCCGTCAGGTCAATCGCCGTGAATGTGGTAGCATTACCGCCAGACAATACAGATATAGCAGGAACGTTAAAGTAAGTTAACAATCCAGCAATATTCTGAGGCTTCGTGGTTGAGTAAACAAAGTGACTCGAACTATCTGTTGACCAGAACCCTATCAAACGATAAGAATCGTAACCTTGTGGTAGCGTAGGAGCTAAATTGCTTGTTAGGCTCAAAACTGCCGCTGTATTTTGGTAATTGCGAGAATCACCAATCAAGTAAATAGCGTAGTTAGTGCTTGCAGCAATCGTTCCTGTATCCAAACCATTTGCACCATTTACAGCCGAATTAATCAACAAACCTGGCTGATAATTTAAAAATTGCGCAGGAGGGTTGTCAATATTGAAGTAGTTTTGTAGCCCAACAACCATATCAATGCTATTTGTGGAATCTCTGGCAGCACCTGGGGCTACAGCTACAACTGTTGTTGATGCAGCAGATATTTGCAAGCCAGTAACATATAAATGCGGCAACGCATAGATAGCTTCATTTTGTATTTGTGGAATAGCCATTTTAATTTCCTCTTAAAAGATTAAGTTAGCGGGCCAGAAGACCCGCATAAATCCTTATTAACCTTGTGATAACGGTATCATGTATCGCATGGTGTATTCAGGAACTAAAACTGAGCCATGCACTTCGTCGTAAATCATACCGGTTTGGTTTTGGCCGAACAGAGAACCGTAGGTCAACCGCAAACTAGCGCCTGTGTCTTCATCGTACTCATTAGCAGTATCGAATGGTGATTGTTCAGGCAATTGTGGCATAGCCAGGTAGAACGCTTCGCCGCCCAAAATACCGCCACATCTATGGCTCGGGAAGGTTAGCAATTGCATGCCAGCAACGATTGGGTTGTTGACGTTTTGGTTCTGTCCGCCAGCCCAGTTCAGTGCAGGAGTAACGCTGATTGTAACTACACCACTACCGTTGGCGGCTGCATTAGCGGTTGCTCTGAATTGCACAGGGTTAGCGCTTTGGAAGTGGCCAATGAACGTCAAGTAACGCATGCTTGGCTGTCCTGAGACACCGTCAGCAAACTGGAACAAGTCGCCGGCAAATACAGCGTTAGCATCACTGACGGTGGCGCCAGATACTGTAATTTGGGTTACGTTATTACCTGTAGGATCGTTCGTACCCGTAACAGTCAATGTTTGTGCCAATACGCCAGTATTACCTGAAACGTGAATAGGCATTAAGTTAGACTGATAATATTTAACCAAAGGCGTACCAAAATCACCGATTTCCCATGACATAGCAATGTCATCGTTACGATGAGGAACAAACTGGTTCAAACCATTACCAACAATCGCAGGAACAACTGTATCAGGCAGATAAACTTTGATGCCCTCAGCTACAGAGCTATAGTTCTTGAAGAACATAATAGCTTGAGCTAATTGTTGATACGATGTGAGTGCTGTAGAGCCATTACCAAAGAATCGATAAGGACCAGAGAACGAGTTTTGTGTGCCGTCAACTTGGCTAACAACGCCAGAATCCCAGTTTAATGCAATATTGCCCTCAACTTGGGTAGCTAATTCAGCAATAAACGATTTACCAAAGACTCGCATGTAGTCTTCTTCGCCTTTCTCTAAGTTAAATATTCTTTGTTGTGATGTAACAGCGAAAGAACTGTTGTTCGCTTGGTCAGCAACCAATTGTTGTACGCGCTGAACGGCTGGCTGGAACGCCGCTACCAAACCGGCAACTGTAGTTGCACGTGGTGGCAAGTCAAACGTTACTGTCGAGCCTAAGTTCGCTTGGATTTTATCGAAATCTTTAAAGCGAGTGTTTGCTGTACTGATGTGACAGCACAAGTTTTGCAACAGAGCCAAACCAGAACGTTGGTATGTTTGGACCTGTTGTAAAATGTTATTCGGGAAAACCGCCATGATATGCACTCCTAACTATTAAGTTATAGTTCGGATATCAGGCTAAACCTTGTATTTCGCCTTTAAATCGCGCATAGACAAGATGCCGCCTGAATCCGTACCGACGTTAGAAGGTCGTTGTTGACTAAGTGGCGAATTTGGGGTTCTTATCTTACCGGCTTCGTCATTGGCTTTTATGCTATCCGCTAAACGCTTGGCCTGAACCATTGCATCCCGTGGTGACATATAAGACAGTTGCTCTAATTGAGCCATCTTCAACCGATCTTTGCCTAACTCATACAATACGTCAGCCGAATTATCCACATGCTCGGCCAGCAACTGTACAACATTAGGAAATCGCGAGTATTCGATATCCGCCGTAACCTTGTCAAAGTCTTCGTATCGCTCTTTACCCGATGCAATCTTGTCCCAGAAACTTTGTACGATTCGCTGAGCATTCTCTTGTTCAGACTTGCCCTGCGCATCCGCAACCCATTGGTCACGAAGTCTCTGAGCCTCTTCAGCGGCCATCCGTCTTATATCTGATTCTGGTACGGCATTTTGCTGGGATTGGTAAGGCTGCTGCGACTGCTGTGATTGCTGCGACCCGTACTTCTGCTCAGCATACTGAGGTTGCTCTTGATAGAGCCTGTCTCTTTTCTGAGAGTCCTCGTGCTTTACACGCTTAATCAAATCATTAACTTCTGACTGTCTAAATGTACGCTCTGTTTGCGTCGGCTGCGACGTTTCAACAGGTGCACTTGCAATAGGCGCAGATGATTCTACGCTTTGACCCAAACTTGTCTCTTCCATCAATACGTCCTTCAGCTATTAAATTCCCCGCCACGGTAGTCGCCTCGCATATCGCACGAGTCTCGAACTATTACGCCGTTACGCTGCATATCCCCGGCTCTCGTACGGGTCCCGAATCTAATCGCCCACCATGGCTTTTATCATGAGACAAATGTAGTCATTATTGATTCTTTATGCAAAGTTTGTTATATGTCTGTGCAAGGGAATAATAAAATTGTAAGGATTGATATGATTGTCATTATGGGCGAGCCTTATCTTACAGATAAAGAGGCATCCGATAGGTATGGGTATTCACAATCGTGGTTTATTAGGGCTCGCGGGCAAGGATTTGGACCAAAGTGGGTACAGATAAAAAAGCATGGTCGGGTATTGTATCCGGCCTATGAAACGGATAAATGGTTTGAGGAGAGATTGAAGCATGATGAATAAAATGAAAGAAATTCCTAATGATGCACGATGTGAAGCCTTGGAAATAAGTGTTGATAATTTAGAAACAAAAATAAAATCAATGACTGAGCAAATACATTACTTTAGATACGAGATGGCAAAGTATTTTAGAAAATATAATAAACTAGAACACGAATTAGAAGTTTCCTGTATCCAAAACATAGCTTCAAATGTTCAAGTATTAATAAAAAAAGAGGCAGATTTTTCAATATCCGAATCAGATTTTGCCAAATCATTAAAAGAAACTATTAGCAAATGGTTTAATGAGCAAATGCAAGAATTAGTGGCGCAGTCATCTCCTGTATTAGAGAGAATGGACAAAATAGAGCAAAATTTCCTGGATTATATTCGTTATTTTGAGGAACAAAAAGGGGTAAATATTTTAAAAATAGAATAGATAACCCGCGCGTGCTTTCGCAGAGGCGCGGGCCTTATTGGTTATACAGTTGCTGTAAGCAGCTGGTATACAAGAGTAATGGTGATATTTGTGCCAGTCCCGCCTGTATAATCTCCAGTAGCATTACTAAAGGTAATTGGAAGATTGCTTGTCCCAGTTAGCGCAGACGATGCAATAGGACCCAATGTTCTAACCTGACTGGTTGCTGCTGTAATATCTCCCGCAACCAATCCTGCTCCAACGGCAGAAGTCCCCGCGCCATGGGCTGTGGTTCCGTATTGGATGATAGGTGCTGTACCTGTTGCATAAGGCGTATGGCCAGTACTTGCGGTATATACAGAAGCCGATATAACTTGAACCACCTTTGTAGCCCCGGGAGTCGCCACAATAGTCAAAGGAGTATCATACGCTGTAACCATTTGCGCCGGACTGAACGTCACAGCCACTTGATATAGCTGACCTAGCTGAGTAATTGCACCAGAAATAGAAGCGACGCTAACGCCCGCATCTGCAACTAGACCTGCGGTACCAGAAGCCTGGACTAAGTTACCATTCACCAAAGCAGCTGGAGCTAAAACAAAGTCAGCGGTCGCACCAGCGGGATCGGGGATACTAATAACCGAGGCCTGCCCCATCGCTACGTTACTAATTGTTGTTGTTGTATTCCCGGTGTTTGCTATGGCTTGTAATACTAAATACCCTTTCAAAGCAGTTCCGGGGAATGACGCGACTGTACCAGCAGATCCTGATAAGCCCGCCTGAATATTCCCACCACTAATCGCCGTAGCAGGGTCTTCGGATAAATGACCTAAGGTATTCGTATAAGTAGCAATATGATTAGCAATGGTTGGAAGTGTAACTTCCCCAGCATTTGATAACGCAGCCAATGTAATTACGCCGTTACTGATGCTTACAGAGAATTGCTCAAAGGTTCCAACCTGTGTCTGCAGATTAAACAAATAGAGAACGTTCAATATATCTGTAGTAGATACAGGATTGCTTTCAAGATTAACTTGGTTCAAATAGCCCGCTGTTGTTACAGTAGCTAATGTATCTGCGCAAACCATGAACTTATAATTGGGACTTACCCCAACCATTCCTGGCACTTGCATTGGCAATTGATAAATAGTTGGGACAGTCATGATTATTCCTTAAGCTTTACGTGGAGTTAATGAAGCACCATTGCGTTTGAATGCAGCATCACTTCGATGTCCATGCGTCATGGAGCCTTTATGGCCTTCCATATCAGCAGGCATTCTTTCGCCTTTACGTTGTTTAACGCGCTCGATTCCGCCCTGATGACTTTCTTTTACCATGCGATTATCGATCATACCTTCTTTGCATTTGTATTCCATGACACACCTCTTTTTGGGTTGATAAATGTTAAGCCTTTATTTTTTCTTGCGCAATCCTTTCAATGTTTTGGCAAGCGAAACTTCTTTTCTAATAGTCGGAGATTTACTTTTAGCAGCTTTAGCCATTTTCTTTGCTGGAATTTTTTCACCTTTCGGGACGCCAAGCTCCCGATGCAACTTACCTGGATGTTTACCAACGGCTTTTGCAATCCATTTATCAGCGCCCATGATTACCCCTTATATCCTTTAGTACTAATAGGCCGCTTCATATCTCTCTTAACATTAGACTTAGGCTTCTCAGCAGGAACGGTAGGGCCAGTTGTACGCGCCTTTGTGGTCTTACGCCGAGTCTTATTCGTATCTTTAGCAACTGGCTTCACGCTCTTGTTAGTAGACGCCATAGCTTTCTTGTCATCTTTAACTTCGCGCTTTTGATAAGGCTCAACATTGCCACTAACCGGCATCTTTGAAGATTTTTTCATTTCTTTTTCTCCTCGCGCTTCAGCATCCAAGCCTCAATACGCAATAAACGATTATGCAATGCCGTCATACCCTGTACCAATTCATCAATGGCTGTCTCAAATTCTTCGGGCGTCACTTCATGCAGTCCTTTTTAACTTTTTTCTTCATCATCTTCATGTCTTCTTTCATGTCAACATGCTTCTTTTCTTTCTTTTTCTCTTTCTTCATTTTCATTTCTTTCATTATGACTTACCTCGGTTATTGTAGACTTCGCCATAAAACTTACGTCGCTCATTCGGGCATTTAATATCATTGCTATGCTGCATAACAGCGCGGCCCATTCCTTTCTCATCAAGCTTGTAATGCTTCATCAATTCTGATGGCTTCTCATTTACGATGTCTTGGAATGTAGGTCCTTTAGCCACGATGTCTGTCTCCAGCTGTAGTTGTCTTATGGTGTAATTCTATCGCTTCATGCAAATGTCGATGGGCCATATCATAATGTTTCATATTTTTATCAGCCTCATGCACAGCGCGCTCTGTCTGCGCCTTTACCATCTGCACATGCGCCTGCTCTCGGGTAATAATCTTGTCGGCAGCTATCTTCTCGCGCTCGACGGCGATCTTTTCCATGTCAACAACATGCTGCGCCTTATCTTTGACGCCATCCTGCATTAGTTTCTGAGACTCAAGCTTCATCTTCATCATAGCAGGATTGTTTTGCATTTCCTGCTGCTGATTCTGCATAGCTTGCTGCTTCATTTGCTCTTGTTGTTTCTGCCATTCATCAACCATGGATTTCAATTGCTCAACGCCCTTGCCTTCAACGTTCTCTAGCAAGAAGTTAATACCTTTCTCACCCATGAATTGTGCAAATATAGGGTTCATGGCCTGCAATTCTTTGACCATATTAATCGTTCTAGATTTCTGAATCTGGAACGAAGCACCGGCCTTAACAACAACATTCAATGCGTTCGTATCAAAGTCAAACGGCATCCCGTCCTCTTGATTAATCTTAACGAAGTTACGCTTACCTTCTTCATCCATTATCGGTATAGTTCGTGGAGTAGTATAATACTTAGGCAACAAATCAACATAAAGCTGACTGGCTCTTTGTAGACCTTGCATAAAACCAACAACATAAGGCATAGCAGCACTATTAGATTGTGTAGCACCCTCCACAATAGCGACGCCTGAAAGTTGATTATTATTAATTCCAAGACTCGCATCATAGCTCCCTAATATCTGTTCCATTAGGCTGTCCGCACCACTGAACGCCTGCATAATCTCAGGAGGAGCCGGTACTTTGGCAACTTCACTGATTGGATTATTGATGGGCATTTCCGGATTTGATTCATGAACCGAATTGAATACATAGATATTAGCTTTCTGTGGGTCTTTGTATGCCTGGAGGAATTCTTCTTCTTTTGGCAGCGCTTCTTTAGCTACTTTGAGTTTTGCTTGCGTGGAGTTTTCAATCTCATTGGCCAATGAACACCCAGCAAAGTTCTTCAGGCGTTGCGCGCCCTTCGCATGATAAACGTACGGCACACAAACTTGGCGAATATTGCCATTCTTTGGCGTCTTGACCATCATGGATGAGCCATCAACAAACACCAACGGCAGCATCGAATAATCAGTTTCTTCGTGCTCCAGTACTTGGCTTTCAATGACGCGATAACGCATGATTTTATCAATCAGTGTTTTTCGTGGCTTGCCTACGATCGAAGGCGGAACAGTAATGTCATCCCATTCATCAACCATCTTATGATAGTCTTCGATGGTCATCGTCTTGCCATCACGGACCTTGACGATGGTGCGCTCCTGCTTTTTCTTTTCGTAATAATCGCCAACAACGACAATTTCGCTATTGTCATTTAAATAAGACCAATTGAATCCGGCAAAGTCACGGCGAAAGCTCATGGTATTTACTGGAACATCCGGATACTCGGCCTGAAAATCTTCCTTCGTCTTAGGAAATAATTCAGCGCAGAACATGCCATCACCTTTGTGACTAAAGCGAGCAACCTTATCAAATACGCACAGCGTAGGCTCGGCCCTTTCCATCTTGATGACTTGGTCCATCGACATCGGGTTAGCATAGTCTGTATATACTTTGAGTACGCTAAACCCGCCTCCCAGCAAGTCTTTCATAACTTGGTAGCGAGTATGATGATTGTCAATGTCCAGCAGAACGTGGCGAAGATGTTGCTCGACAACTTTCAGTGTCATCCAGTCAACTTTGTCTTCATCATCAGCCGTGACCATGATATCTGGCTCTTGTTTGCTGAATTCACCAAGTAGGCGCGCAACCCGGCTGGCTAAGGTATTGAACTCCAGTTGAGGCATATTGCGTGTTTGCAATAAAGTAATGTCGTCGGAAGTTAGGTTTGATTCGAATACAAAGCGAATAAATTCGTTGTAGCGATCGTAATTCTGTTTAAAGTACTCGTGCGCGTTTTTAACACGGTTCTTAATCTTGGTTAAGTCATCTTGGTATCGTTTGGCAACTGTCTTCACTGTGTATCCTCACAGAGTTTTAACTACGATAGGCAGCCTGCCTTAGGCGGTCAATCTTATTTTGACTTGAGGTGATGGTTTTAGCAAGTTGATTATAATCTGTTTTTCCATTATTTGCATGTATTAATGTTTTGTCAATAAGCGCAATGCGGATAGCGTCAGCGGCTGTATCGCAAATATCATCGTGACGATGTGATTCATTTGCTGTTATTTTAGTCATGTGGTTTAAGCATGTCTCAACATGACGAGCGCCGGCTGTAAAACTAATCTTCCTGGCAGCTATATGGGGCTGGCATTCTAAGAATCTAGCTGTCTTACTACCGCTTGACCGATTGCGCGGTATGTCTCTTATCTGAATGCCGCGGACATCTTGCAGGACTGAGAGAAGCGTTGTTCCGGTAGACTTCTTTTCGATAGCTGCTAGCAAAGGTGATACCTTGTGCCGCATACAGTCTGACCAAAAGTCGATAAAGGTATCTTTTAGGTCTTTTGGTTCGACCCTGGTTTCGAGGCAGTCCAGCCAATGAAGGCCGTATTCACCGGTCTTGCGGCCGAACGTTTCTATTTCATACAGACCCCAGAAGCTAAACGCGGATGCGTCGTTATAGTCCTTATCTGTTTCTGCGGTATCTGCCGTAATGAATGTGAATGTAATCTCTGGCTCATCATCCAGGATAACAAACCAGTCTTTCTTGAATACGGCGCCCCCGGCTGGCTGCGGGTCTTGTTGATGCTGGGCGGAGAATACGTAAATGTCGCGCTCTTGTCTGATGCGCAGCATAGATAAGGGGAAGGCCTCTGGATAGAGGGCGTTGCCTGCTTCATCGATAGATTTTAGGATGACGCGTCGCCATTCATGGCCATCTTCACCGTTTAATAGATAGGCCGCCAAGTCAGCCTCATGAAGTCGTTGACCAATCATTATGAAAGGTACATTTATTCCGCGTGCGCGCTGCTGGATAGTGTCTCGGTAATTTTGGATTACTTTTTCACGCATGGTGTCGCTGAAAACCTCATCGGGCTTGTGGGGATCGTCTAGAATGAGCGCCCCACTGAACCTGTCCAGACCAGGAAGCCCAGCATCACGGCCAGTAATAGCGCCAGCAGACCCAAACGCTCCAACAGCTCCCCCCGCGGTTGTTTGAAAAAAATCTTTAGCCTTGCTATCAGCCCTGAGTTCGACACCAAATAACTCCCTATATTCTTTACACATCATTATGCGACGAACTGTATCAGTATGCGTAGCCGCCAATGTAGCAGCATAGCTAATATACAAAAACCGGCTATCTGGGTATCTAGCCATACACCACGCTATCCAGAACGAGAGGAGCGTTGACTTGCCGTGGCCGGGGGGGATGTTGGTAACCAAGCGCAATGTTTCGAGCTTTGCGCATTTAACCAATTCCCGGCAAACAGTCACTACATGGGACTCTCGGCCGTCCGGTTGGGATATAATGAAATTACGACCTGTCAATATTGGATAGAATGTACGGACGAAAAGAAAGAAGCTTGACTGTAAATCAGAGATTAGTTGAGCGTGTTGTTGGTCATTCATAAACACCTAAATATAGCGAAATCCTAAAGGAATTGCACCTTTTATGAGCTGCCGTTACCACTCATGTTCGTAAGGTTTTTCACATCCAGGCAACCGGTTATTCCAATGTGAAACTTTGCTTACAAATCATTGCATTTCACTGTCAATGCCGAGGATTTCATATTTCAATATTTTTAAGGTCTTGTCCACTATGAAGATGCAATAAATAAGATAAAGAAGATTGGTGATAACTCTCAACCATATTGCATGCCCCATCAACTTCAGTAACATATTTTTTCATAGCATCCTGCAACCTAATCATAGATAGCTTGAAACCTTTCTCTGTTTTAAGACGAAGCGCTTTATCTATCCATTTAATGTAATCTTGCTCACACATTTATATTTCACTTTCATTCGTCTTATTTAAATCAGCAACTAATGCTTGTATTTTAGATAGCGTTTCCTGAGGATTTGATTGCTCTTCTTGCTTGCGCTCGCCATATATTTTAGGAGCAAGCTTAGAGGCCTCCCATTTCACAGTATCAACCTTTAGCCGTTGAAGAGCTACGCGCCCGCTATCAACGCGCTCAATTCCATCACTATCCATGAATGTAGGAACATCGCACAATTCGTGCAGTTTTTCTGCCATTAGTTCAGCTTGTCTACTTTTTGCTTTAACGTATTTCTGGTTAAAATCTTCATAACGCCAACGCCAATCATAGATAATTCCTTCGTCAGGAAGGTCATCATGAAGCTTGCAAAGCTTGTTAGTTCCAAGAGTGGTTGTAGCGACTAAGTTGCAAATTTTGTCAGCTAATTCGGGGGTATAGAGAGATGGTCGTCCAATAGGTCTATTTGTTGAGGTCATTTCGGTACCTCACATATTAAGCAGGTAATTTATCAAATTCTTCATCAAATATTGCTGTTGCTCTCTCGCGATCACAATCATGCAACTCCATTATCTTCGTTATTGAATCCCGGTACGTCTTGCTACGTCTATCAGCAATAATGTTCCTTGGAATCACTTTTTCTATCACAACATCTTGTATCTTACCAGCACCATGACATTGAGGGCAATCCCTCATCATCATTCCACCGCCCATAATCTCGCCACTACCAACGCAAGTATGGCATCGTGTGCTTGTCATATATCATATCTCGTTATCAATTCGTCAATAAGCGCCTGCACAGTAGATAAATACGCCGCAAGAGCCGTCGCATCGTCAATGTCATGGTGATATCGCTCAAACATGGTTATACACAATTTCTGTAGATAAGTCTGTGCTTAACTATACCTTATGCCAGTAAAAACAACAATATGATGCTGTGTATAAAAATTATCTATGACAATGTGTTGACATAGTGCCATTGCGGTGGCATAATGGCTGCATATAAAAAAGGGGATAACAAATGAGAAAAGACACCAGCCAGTACGTAATTCATGTCCAATGGGATGACGTCCGACAAGAATTCATGGCGACATTTGATAGTTATCAGGGTGCGCCAGATAGTGACTGCACATGGGGTGCTGGAGATACAAAAGGTGAGGCTGCGATGAATTTGATTGAAAATGCACGCAAATGGGAGCTAGAAATGTAGGGGCTATTATAATGAAAATTTCGTCGATTGAACGATTTAAAATAAAAATGGGTTCCGTAGATTGCAATGGCTGTATTAATTGGATAGGAGCAATCAATAAAACAGGGTACGGGTCTTTTGCGACTGGAAATGACATTGGCCATAAGATAGGAAATAAATCCACTAGAGCTCATAGGGTATCTTACATATTATTTAAAGGGTTAATTCCTGATGGAGTATGCGTTCTTCATGCTTGCGACAATAGAAAATGTGTGAACCCTGAGCATTTGTTTCTAGGTACGTTAAAAGACAACACCCAGGATATGATAAAAAAGAAAAGGCATGTTCATGGAGAGATTCAATGGAATTCACGATTAAACAAAAATGATGTTATCAAAATAATGGAATTTTTGGATGAGGGTATATTGCATAGTGAAATTGCACGGATATTTAATGTATCAATGCAAACGATTGCTGATATAAGTCAAAGAAAAAGCTGGAAAGAGATTGAATGGACAAAAAAGAAATGGCCACCAAAGATATGTATGTATCCCGGATGCAACTTAAAATTCAAAGCAAAAGGATATTGCAACAAACATTTTTTGCGGTGGTTTAAATATGGCGATCCAAATATTGTTTATAAAGTAGGAAGAAAATCGTGAACATTATCATAAACCCAGCAAACGAAGACCTGCATGCGCTTTGTTGTTGCAACAAAATAAATCTGTGCGGACTGATGACCTTAGACCAAATCGAAGACCTAGAAATAAACCTAACCGACATCATCAAGCAATTGCAGGATTATCGGTTGGCGCAAATATGTGGTGATGAAAATGATATCCAAATAAACCAACATCAAGTTGATATCGACAGATGCCAGCATGAAAATGATGGAATGGTTTATTGCAGCAATCCACCTAAATATAAATGCCTCAAATGTGGAGAATTCTACTGATGATGACAATCAATAAGCCAGAAGAATGGAAGCAGCAAAAATACAAGCTAATCGAATGCAAATGCTATCTATGCGGAACTATTTTGAAGATTCACCCCCTCATGAATGCTAATGCGCCATGGATAACTGATTGTAAATTGCATAAGGAGAATTCTACAGATGAATGAATCAATTAGAGTGGCAGTTGTTTCAGCAGCAACAGGAGCATTTGTTGGTGCATTTTGTCATCATTTTTCTTTTACCCCAATTGAACACTGGACATGCGTTATATCCGCTGGGGTAATTATGGGGATTATTTTATGAATGACTTCACGAAAGAATTAACAATGCATAATCCAGTATGCCCAACATGCAATAATAGACTAAATGATACTGCAGCTATATTTTGGAATAATGAATTTACTAAGATTATAGAGACCAGAACACCATGCTCTAATAGATGCTGCGAATATGTGCGAGTAACCAAAGATGAATGACTTCACGATATTTAAATCATGGCCACAACAAGAATTATTTGGTGACTTAATGCTTCAATATGATTTAGCTAATTCTAAAATAGAAGTTATTAATATTCCTTTTCAAATCATAGAATGGTGCGAATGTGGTGGTCATTCCGAAATATGGAATGAAGAAGACACCCGGGTTCAAATATTATTGGAAGGAAATATTATTTTTGAAGGAGTTCGACATTGTAATTTTGCACCTAAAGATAATGGATATATGAATTATCCAAATTTAATTGAATTAAGTAACTCCATTAAAAAAGTGCATGAATTATGCGCTGAATACTGTCGAGATTATTTATGAATAACTTCACGAAAGAAGAGTTAGAGTACATTATGCATCTTTGGCATGTATGCAATTCATATCACAGTTCGCCGTCACAGGATTTTAAAGACAAACTCCAATCCATGATTGATAACTATTGCGAGCATTGTTGGACATCCGTAGGCAATCATCCATGGCTGCATTGTATTAAATGCAAAAGGAATTTCGATTATGAATGACTTCACGAAAGAAGAGTTAGAAGAGCTTTTATCCTTATTCGACTATATTAAGACATCTCCGGTTTGGATATACCGCGAAGGATATCATGACAATTTAGAATTAAAAATTAAGATTAAACTCGATGATTATTGTGAGCATGATTGGATAGAGCATGTAATGCCTGATGATAAAATACAATTATTTTGTAGTAAATGTAATAGGTGCAAAGAATGAATGACTTCACGAAAGAAGAGCTGAAATTAATTAGAACGGGAATGAGATGCGTAGTAACTTTTGTCGCTGTTAAAGATGATTATATCACAGCAAATAATCTGCTCGACAAAATCCAAGCCATGATCGATAACTATTGCGAGCACATCTGGACAGACGGGGGTGGCACGCACATTCACTGCGCAAAATGCCACATCGAAGGAGGAAAACGATGATTAAAGCAATAATCTGCATATACAAAGGCCACCAATACGAGAGAACCACCAAAGACGTCGTTCGATACTTCCGGGATGGACAAACAGGTGTAATGCTCAACAGACCATTTATGAAATGCAAGCGTTGCCAAAAATACAGGGAAATATAATGACCTCGTGCCCATCCTGCACCCAACAAGCAATAGAAATGTCTAACGCGGATTTCTTCCCCTATTCAAGCGTACATTGGTACGCTGAACGATTACACACACTAAACCACAAAAAGGAAAATACAATGCTAGACCTAATGGACCTATCCACCAAGCACTTTCAACCGCAAATTACAAAAATGCCGGGCTCAGACTACGAGCTTGTCCTTCGCAATGAAAAAGAAGACCACGACAACTACACGGTGCTCTCATCTGAGCAAGCTATCATTCTGCGAAACAATGCACACCTGCTTTATAGATTGCTTTGCGACGCAACAGAATAAACCCATCCCCAGAAAAAGGAGTTTAAATTGCTTATACTTTCCAGAAGACCGGGCGAAATAATACGCATCGGGGACCTCATAAAA